AATGGTGGAGATGGAAGTGGTCCTAGCGGAGCTGGTGGAGCTGGCGGTGGTGGTGCTGGTAATCCAGGACCAAGTGGTTCTAATGGAACTGCTGGAACAGCTAACACTGGAGGTGGTGGTGGATCAGGTCACCCTCCAGGAAATTCAGGAGCTGGTGGAAGTGGAGTTGTAATTATAAGAGTACCTGCTAGTGATTTTTCTGGTACAACAACAGGTTCACCTACAGTTACAGATGATGGATCAACTAAAGTATTGACATTTACAGGAAGCGGGACTTACGTATTATAGGATATTATTATGGCACATTTTGCAAAATTAGGAACAGGAAATATAGTTGAAAAAGTATTAGTTGTGTCTAATGATATAGCTACAACTGAAAAAGCTGGAGAAGATTTTTTAAATAATATGCTTAAAACAAAAGATGTTTGGAAAAAAACTTCTTACAATACTTTTGGTGGAGTTCATTTATTAGGTGGCACACCTTTTAGAAAAAATTATGCTGGAGTTGGATTTACATATGATCAAGCTAGAGATGCTTTTATAGAACCTAAACCTTTTAAAAGTTGGACATTAAATGAAGACACTTGTCAATGGGAATCACCTGTAGTAAAACCAGATGATGGTAATTCCTATAATTGGAACGAAGAAACACAACAATGGGATTTAAATGAGTAGTATTATAAAAGTAAATACAGTTCAGGATCAAGACGGTAATAATATTATTAACGAAAATGCTAATACTATTACTATTGGTAAATCTGGAGATACAGTACAAGTTGCTTCAGGTGCAACATTAACAGGTGCTGGGATTGAATGGCAATCATCAATTGTTACAGCAGCAACTCATACAGCATCGGCTAATCAAGGTTTATGGTTAGACACTAGTTCTAATGCCATTACGCTTACACTTCCAGGTTCACCTTCAGTAGGTGATCAATTAATTATTACAGATTATGCTAGAAATTGGGAAACAAATGCGGTTACTTTAAGTTTAAATGGATCAAAATTTCAAGGTGGAACTACACTTCCTATTTATAATACAAATGGTCAATCAGTAGATATTGTTTATTCAGGAACAACTAAAGGTTGGATTCCTAATTCAGATGATGATGTTACAGATGAGAGTCTTGTAAATTATAGTGCAACTTATTTAGTTGTAGCTGGAGGAGCAAGTGGAGGAACAGGTGCTGGTGCGGGAGCAGGAGCAGGTGGACTTCTTACAGGAACAACAACTTTATTTCAAGGAACTACATATACTGTAACAGTAGGTGGCGGTGGTGCTGGTGTACCAGGTGCACCAAAAACACAAGGTAATGATGGTGTGGCTAGTTCATTAACTGGTGCAGATATTACAAACGTTACTACAGTTGGTGGTGGTGGAGGTGGTGGACAGCCTACTAACTCTGGAAGACCTGGAGGTTCGGGTGGTGGTGAATTTTCTGGTAATGGTGTAGGTTCAGGAACAGCCGGTCAAGGTAATGACGGAGGATCAGCATCTCCAGGATCTGGTGGTGGCGGTGGAGCAGGTGCAGTAGGTGGAGGTGGACCAAATGGTGCAGGTGGAAATGGTTTAGCAAACACAATTACAGGAAGCTCAGTTTTTTATGCTGGCGGTGGTGGTGCATATGGTGGAGGCGCAGCAGGTAATGGTGGTGGATCAGCAGGTGTTCCTAATCCACAAAGTTCTAGTAATGCTACAGCAAATACTGGTGGAGGTTCAGGTGCAGCAGATGATCAACCATCAGGAAATGGTGGAAGTGGTGTAGTAATTTTAAGTGTCCCAGATGCAAATTATTCAGGAACAACAACAGGAAGTCCAACAGTTGCTACAGGTGTTAGTGGAAAAACTGTTATAACATTTACAGGAAGTGGTAGTTATACAGGATAATTATGGCACATTTTGCAAAACTAGGAATTGGAAATATAATTGAAAAAGTTGAAGTAGTATCAAATAATATTGCTACAACAGAACAAGCTGGTATAGATTTTTTAAACAATCTTTACAACACTAATGATATCTGGAAACAAACTTCTTATAACACGCACGAAGGTGGTCATCTATTAGGTGGAACACCTTTTAGAAAAAACTATGCTGCAGTTGGTGGCAGATATGATATGTATTTAGATGCTTTCATTCCACCTAAACCATTTAAAAGTTGGTTACTAAATGAAGATAAATGTATTTATGAAGCACCAGTTGCAAGACCTGATGATGAAAATCAGTATGATTGGAATGAATCAACAAAAAGTTGGGAATTAAGAGAAGAATAATATATACAATTGATTAAGGTGGTGATCAAATGAAAAATATTTGTGTTTTTGATAATATTTTATCAAATAAAGAGTGTGAGTTTTTAATAAATAATTTAAAAAATAATATACAAGGTTCATATGGTGATCCTCATAACTACAATTATTGTAATGTAGCGTATGATGACAACGAAATTTTATCTAATCTTACAAAAAATATAATTGAACAATACACTAAATTAAATCCAGAAATAAATTTAACGTATAATAAATGGAAACTACAAAATTTTAAATTTAAAGAATTTATTCCTGGTAATTCTTACAATAAATTTCATAGTGAACAATCATTTAACAGACCTAGAATTTTAAGTATTCTTGTTTATCTTTCAACTCACAATTGTGGTACAGAATTTTATAATGGAGAAATTATAAAATCAATTAAAGGAAGAGCGCTTGTTTTTCCTGCTTTTTGGACGCATACTCACAAAGGACAACCGTGTCCTGATAATAAACATAGGTATTTACTTTCAGCTTATATTAATTTAATAAATGATAGGTGATGAAGAATTTAAAAGATTATATACTACATTTAGATAATTGGATTCCCAAAGATACTTTAACTAAAACAATAAACGAATTAAATTCCTTAAATAAATGGACACAACACAAATGGACAGATTCAGTATTATATAAGTCAAAAAGTTTATATGGAGAAAAAGAACTTGAAGTTTGTGTAGTAGATGAGTTAAATAATAAAAACGAGTTAATGTCATTAACTTGGAAAGCCATAAACCAATATATTGTTATTGATAAAATTGGAGAAAATTTTACAAGTTGGAAAGGATATTCTCATTTAAGATTTAATAAGTATGGTAAAGGTCAGTCAATGGCTAAACACCACGATCATATTCACGATGTATTTGATGGTCAAATTAAAGGAATACCAATTTTAAGTATTGTAGGAGTTTTAAATGATAATTACGAAGGTGGGGAATTTATAATGTTTGATGATTATGAAATAAAATTTAAACCTGGAGATGTTATTTTATTTCCATCCGTATTTTTATATCCACATTTAGTTAAACCAGTAAAAAAAGGAATAAGATATTCTTTTGTATCTTGGGTTTTTTAATGACTAAACCTATAATACATAATATTTTTCCAACACCTATTTATACTACAAAAATAAATAGAAGTTTTACTAAACAAGAATTACAATTTGTAAAAGAACAAAAAAAACATTGCACCAATAATGAAGGAAATATTAATACAAAAGATAATTACATTTTAAACAGAAAAGAATTTAAAAATATAAAGAAGTTTTTAGATAAACATTGCAAAGAATATTTAAATACAATTATTTGTCCAAAAACTAATATAGAAATTTATATAACTCAATCGTGGTTAAATTATACTGAAACTAATCAATATCATCATAAACACGAACATCCTAATTCAGTAGTGTCTGGTGTATTTTATTTTGATTCAGATATAAAAAATGATAAAATACTTTTTTCACATCCTATAACTTATACACAAATAGTTCCTGAAATAGATAAAGAAAAATTTAACTTATGGAATTCTAGAACTTGGTGGTTTCCTGTAGAAACAGGTAATTTATTTATGTTTCCATCATCAACCACTCATCAAGTGCAAACTAAACAAGGCAATAATACTAGAATAAGTCTAGCTTTTAATACTTTTTATAAAGGCTCTGTAGGATCAAATGATAGTTTAACAGAGTTGATACTGTAGAAATATAGTATATAATCTTTAAATGGAGACAGGGCACCACCACATACCCCCTGTCTCCTTTTAAGGATTATTTATGAGTTTAGGATTTGACGCAATATCAGCATTACCATTTGCTACATCAGGACCCGATACTGATGTAAATGTATTAGTATCTAAAAATGAACTTACAATTACTATAGGTAGTGTAGGTATTATCGCTGATGCGGTTACAGAAAATTTAACACCTAATCAACTAGTATTAGGCACAGGCACTTTAACTATTACCGCTGATGCTAATCATACACTTACAGGAAGTGCAGTCTCGTTAGGATTAGGTACTTTTGTAGTTACTGCAGATGCTAATGTTTCTCCTACTGGAAACACATTGACCTTGGCTACAGGAAATGTTACAATATCTGGAGAAGCAAATGTAAGTCCTACAGGTAATGCTTTATCATTAGATACAGTAGAACCAGGAGTTATTACGTGGAACGATATAATACCAGGA